CCATGAGTTCAGCCTCCAGAGTTGTTACCTTTGCATCGATCTCGTTCACTTGAGCAACCAGCGCATCGAAGGCGGCTTGCTCTTCGGGTGTGAGTTGTCGCTCTTGCATTCCGGTTAGTTGCGTTATCAATGCGGAACGTGCTTCAAGCAGTTCTTCGCGAGTGGCTTTTGAAATCACGATCTTATTCATCTGCTATTCTCCTGTGTGTGAATCACATGAAATCAAAACTATAGAACCTCACGAACTCAGAACCTGCGCAACCCAAGCACCTGCAAGATGTTTGTGTTCCGACTCAACAAAAAGCGGGACAATGAACGCAGACCAACTTCTGTCTGCGGATAGGCCGGAATGGACACTACGGAAACTTCCATCAGGTTGGCGTGCCGAACAATCCTGCGGCGCAATGGCTCATCGCCATCAGGCGGCAACCACTCGTCATCACCTTTCGAGATGGTGAATCCAAAAGACATTTGCGACACATCGCCGCGCCTGATTAGTTCGGCGGCATCCTTGGCATAGCTCGTCGATGGTAGGTCGATTTCAACCGCCAAGCCTCGGGTGTCCTCGTGAAGGCGTAGCGTGCCAGCGGATCGTCTACCTAGCACCAACCGCGTGTCGTGATCGAGCAGCGCACGCACATCCTCGTTGGAATCAAGCGTTCGCTTGAATGCGCCAGGAGCGATGTACTCACGGAACCCGCCAAGGTTTTCACTAGGTTGGTTAAACACTGCGGCGTATCCGTGCAGTTTGTTGCCTTCGCTTTCCACCTCGGCAAGGCTGCCGACGCGGCGCTCGATCTCTATTCCGGCGGTTGGCATCGGAACTCTCCTCTTTCACTAAACCTGCGGATGCGTCCAGTCTCGGTGTTTTCCGTATCGTCGGAAATCATGTCTTCAAACGACATGCGAATCGGTGGCAGTTGTGGTGGGCCGGGAGGTAACCGGCGCGGTGTTCGCGCCTCACCCAGAATTAGCAAGATCCCATCCCACGTAGACTCAGCCATTCAGTGGGTCCATTGCATCAACTGGTTGATCGCCAGCCGGCGCACGCGCACCAGGAGCGGTGTCAGTAAGCGGTTGCATGTTTGTCGGACTTAGGTAAGTATCTCCACCCGGAATCGGATCCCATGATTCCAGCTTGCGAATTTGATTGACCGACAACCAGCCCCAGTTGCGACCGATGGAGTAGGACTTGTAACGGGTGAGGATGTCCGCGCGTAGCAAACCCTCAACACTGTGTTCCCAGGTGAACCAGCCCCATTCATGCTCTCGAACCAGCTTGCGGTTGGCTTCCTGCTCAACCCGGATCAAATGCGGCTGAATGCAGTCGGTTAAGAACTGAATGTTTTGCGCCTCGATGCTTTCGCCACCGCCGCCCAAACCCATCTTGGCTGGTGGAATGCCGAATATGCGGCAGACTTCACGCACCTGAAATTCTCGGGTCTGAATCGTTTGCGCATCTTCTGGTGATGTGCTGGTTGGCGTGAAGGTTAGACCTTCTTCCAGCACAGCAATGCGGCCAGCATTGGCCAAGCCAGTGTGCAGTTTTTCAAAATCGCTACGCAGGCGACGGCGCGCATCGTCGGATAGTTTGCCAGGATGCGTTAGCACACCAGATGGCCTTGCGCCGTTGGCGTAGAGAGTTCCGCCAAAATCTTGGGTTGCCTTAGTCAGTTCCAGTGAATTGCGGCAAAGATCCAGCAGACTGTTGCCATTGAATGTCCCGCGCAAGACGAACATGTCCGCCTCGGAAACCCATGTGTCCGCATCATTGGCGTAGGGATCGGATTTTATGCCGTATATTTTTTTGCCTATCAAGTCGTCGGTCTTTTCGATGATGTGATCGGCAGAGATCTCTTGAAGATTTCTTGCGCCACCATCAATCCGAGAGATGCGAGCGTAGGCGACACCATGGACCAACATTTGGAATATCAGGCTAGACCTGATTTCCATTTCGTTTCTGTTTTCGTTGTATTTCCAGACATCGGCTTCGTTGCGGTCTTCGGCTCGGTTTCTGCCGCCATCGACCTGGCGGTGATACAAGTGCAAAGGTAGACCACCCACGGTTTCCGAAATCAACCGTAGGCCGGCCAGCACCGCTGGAATGCCGAGGTAGTCCATTGCACCCGGTCGGCCATTCCAAGTTTGTTCAATTGCGTTGTAATCATTCAGCACTAGCGGACGGCCACGCTGACCAGCACCCAACAGGCTGGAAATACTTTTGCCAATTCGCTTTAGAATGCTGTCTACCATATTCCTCGATTCTGGGAAACCAGACGAACTCAGAGAACCATTAGCCCACCGGATTCATAGCCCGACCGGCTCGATGCCTCATGGTGCCGCGCTCTGGCCATGCTCATCACGGACGCGATCACTGGATCGATCTTGTCACCGCTTTTGGATTTGTCCGGCCTGACATTGCCGGCAGGATCCTGAACCATGGAAACATTGGTGAATGCCCAGCGGTACAAAGGATTTTTGCGGATGCGGACTTTGCCTGAACTGACCAGTGCCTCGAAATCTTTTGATGCTGGTGACATCGAGGCGAAGCCTTGCGGGAATGCCACCACCGTGTGACCTTCGGATTGCAACTGATTTGAGAGCGCAACGCTGTTCCACTTGTCCACCGCTATTTCGCGGATGTTGTATCGAGTCGCCATATCTTCGATGTGCCGGTGAATCTGCGTGTAATCGATCACTTCGCCATCAGTCACGATCACATGCCCGGATTTTTCCCAGGGCTGAAACCGTGTCCGGTTGGCTCTCTCTCGGGTGGTCAAAGCGCCACGCGGCGCCCATGACCAGGAGTCTAGATAAAAGATTCCATCTATCGGCCAGACTGCGGCAATGCTCGTTAAGTCGGTTGTGCTGCTAAGGTCTAGACCGAGGAAACAATCTTTGCCGGTGAGGTCTGGCCAGTCGGATTCCTCGACCATGGCGGCATCAATCTTGTCCAGGCTAAACCATCTGGACTCAGCCGATACCCATTGGCTTAAAAAAAACTGCCGAAAGCTGATTTCCTTGGCCGGGTTTTCCTGCGCCTCGCGACAGGCATTCGACAGAAATTCTTCCGAGACTGAGACACCCAAGTTCGGATTGGACGTTAGCCAGGTGGATCGGTCTTTCCAATCTGCCTCCTCTGGTGCGCCAAACAGCACAGGCAGAAAGGTCGGATCCTCAACGATGCCATCACGGATCCGCTTGGCGTAGCTGTGCGTCTGGTAACAAATGGTGTTCTTGTCGAAGCCTGAAGTCGAAATCAAGAACGACAGTGGCTGTCGTCTGGCTCCCATTGAGGTTGTAAGTGCCTCATAGAGATCAGATTTTTTCTGAACCCACAACTCGTCGAATATTAGCGTTGAGATGGACAGGCCATGCGCGTTGAAACCATCGGCGCTCACCACTTTGTAGGTGCTGCCGTCTTGGGTTTCGATCACCTTTTTGTACACTCGGCACATGCGCCGCAGGATCGGGTTGGCCAGTATTGCGGCGCGCGCCACATCAAACACCAGACTGGCTTGTTCCCTGGTGCCTGCCGCACTTATTACCTGCGCTCCCGGCTCGCCATCGCAGATCAAACCGTAGAGCGCCACCGCCATGGCCAAGAAACTCTTGCCGTTCTTTCGGCCAATCTCTACATAGCTGGTGCGGTATTGGCGCAAACCATCCTTGCGGATCGTGTCGTATAGCGGACGGATGATCCGCTCCATCTGCCACTGCTCAAGCAGGAATGGTTGGCCTCGCTGCGGTCCATGGACATGCGTCAAATATTGAGCGCAAAAGCTCCTGAACTTCTCACTGGGAAGATTCTTCTTGGGTTTGCTCGCACGCCGTCTCGGCGCTTTGGCCATGGTCATCCCAACGATCTCATGATTGGATTGTCACCTGCTACCGCCATCACCTGATCCTCTTTGGCTCGACTGGTCACCTTGCTACGCGGATCCATCAGTAGTTTGCCAAGCTGATTGGCGTAGGCGGTTTCCATCTGGCGCAGCTCCTTGACCATCGGGTGGAGAGCGCCTTGTCCTGTGCTGCCTGAAATCATCCAACTTTCTAACGCATCAACTTCACGCCTGATCCGCTTTAGCCTGGCGCGTTGGTGTACCAGAAGGAGAAAGCTTTCCAACGATGTGTTGCTCACATGGCCGGATTTTGTTACTTGTGAATGGAGGATGGTGTAGGATTTTTTTTCTTCAGGATTTAAATCTTCCGGCGGCTGGCTCGGTATTCCATCAACCACCATCGGCATCTTCTTTGTCGGCATCTGTCACCTTGGCAGAGAAAATTTTGATATCACTTCCAACGCTTACAAACTGATATCAGCCACTAGACTTTAAAAGCTGCCGAATTTCGGCAGAAAAGTTGGCTTGGTTCGCTAGGGTCCTTTCTGGCAGGGTCTAAACCCGCACCATCCCCCCCACTTTAACCCTATA